CTAGATGGAGCAAAGGAGCAAGATGTGGTAAATGTACTTGCTTTATAGATGCAAAAGCTTCAATGTCAAAAGAGTATCTTGGTGTTTGCCCAATAAATAAATGGCAAGAATGAGTGTAGAAACTATAGCTAATAAGATAAAAGAACAAAGAAAAATTGAAATTATAGAAGCTGTTAAGGCTAATAGAAGTTATATTGATAAATATGGTAAATATAGCCCTGATAGCCTTCCTTTTTTATTTAAAGAATGGCACAGTCATTTTCCTCAAATTAAACAACAAATGACTTGTTTAGGTTGTAGGGAGGCAGTTACAATGTTTTGGGAAAACGTAAATAAATATTGGAACACTAATAAATAAAATGGCTAAACGACAAAATAAAATAGACATTGTTTATGACTATATAGATTTAGCAGAAACTGAAATTATTAAAAGGTGGCACGAGCCTACAACAAAAGATATTTTAAGACATTTAATTGAAAGAGGAATAGTTGAACCTAAAAGACTAAGAAATTACATGATAATATATGATTTTGATTGTATGCTCAAAACAAATGAAGGCAATAGAACTTATACTTTTATGGATTTATCTATAAAATATGACATTTCTGAAAGACAAGCACAAAGCATAGTTTACAAAGAAAGAAAGAAAGAGTCTTATACTCAAAATATTACCCTGTAAATTTATTCCAAAAACTTCGCAACTTTTTGATAACATAAAAATACTTTTGTGTTTATGAATAATAATTGGTATAACTTTAAGTCTGAGTCTTCTAAAGGTTCAGCAGATATTTATATTTTTGATGAAATTGGAGCTTATGGTATTACGGCAAAAGGTTTTATAGATGAAATAAAAGAATATAAAGACACGCCAATCAACCTTCACATCAATTGTATTGGTGGAGATGTATTTGAAGGAATGGCTATTTATAATGTTCTTAAAAAAAGAACGGCAAAAACAACAATATATATAGAAGGTATAGCTGCAAGTATGGGTAGTGTAATTGCATTAGCAGGAGATGAGGTTATTATGGCTGAAAACTCTTTGTTTATGATACACAATGCTTGGGGCGGAGCAATGGGTGAAGCTAACGAAATGAGAAAAACTGCTGCATTATTAGAAAAAATAAGCGGTGAAATTGCTGACATCTATACAAAAAAGACAAGATTACCTTATGACAAGGTAAAAGATATGATGGACGAGGAAACTTGGTTAAGCGCTGAAGAAGCTTTTAATTTTGGTTTTGTTGACTCTATCTCGGATGCTATAAAAGTAGCAGCCAAATATGACGTTTCTAAGTTTAAAAACATAACAGACAAGGAAATTCAAACTAAACTAAGTGTTAATTTAAAAAGTAAAAAAATGACCGAAGAATTGAAAAATTGGTTTAACGCTAAAGTTGAAGAAATTATTACTAAAGTAAAAGCTAGTAATAAGTCTGAAACTGAGGATGTTAAAGAGGTAGAGGTAAAAATAGCAGACAATGAAGAAGTTTTAAATAAACTTACATCATTTGAAGCTAAAGTTACTGAGCTAAACAATCTAACTACAGATTTAGAAGGAGAAAAAGAAACTCTGACTCAAGAAGTAGAAAGATTAAATGCTTTATTAAGCAAAGCAGATGCGAAGGGTACAGAAATTTCTACTGATGGAGACCCTGTAGTAATTGATAACAAGGTAGAAGATAAAGAAGAAAAGTTCTTCTCAGCTCTAGCAGCAAAATTAAAATAAATATAAATAAATAAATAAATAAAAAATGGCAAATATAGCACTAGACGGCTTAGGGGCAAATTATCAAGGTCAGTATGCTTCACAAATTTTATTAGAACCAATGTTTCGTTCTGATGATATTATGAGTAACTACACTGTTTACCCTAACGTAAAATATAGACAAAATTTAATGATGGCTCCTAAATTACAAGGAATCACAGCATTAAACACAGGTTGTACAGCAACTAACACTTGCGACCCAGCAGGATTTACAATAGCTCCAAAAGTAATTCAAGTAGAAAATGTTTCAGTTAAGCAAGTACAATGTTGGGATGAGTTTAAAGACCAATTTATTGTTGAGTCTTACAAATCAGGATTAAATATGCCTGACCTAACAGGAACTCAATTAGCAGATGTAATTTTAAGTAGAGTAAGAAGTGGAGTTCAATCAGATGTTGTAAGAAATATGTGGGCAGGTGATTCTACAGTTGCAGCAGGTGGCGCAACTTGTTCTTACAAATGGGCAGATGGATTATGGAAATCTTTATCAGCAGGTGGTGCGGTTAATGGAACAAGATTAAATGAAGTTGTTGCAACTAATGGTGCTGCTGCTAACTACAATACTGTAGGTGGTTCAATTTCTGCTTTAGATGCAGCTCAATTACTAACTACTGTATTTGATACTGCTCCTGCTGAACTACAACAAGTTCCTGCTTCAGAAAAAAGAATGTTTGTTACTCCTAATATCTATAATGCTTATTATGGTGCTTTAACAGCTCTTGCTCCAACAGCAGGTTCAGTTGATTTTGGACATTCAGAAGCTCAGTCAGGTGTTAATTATCCAAGACTACGTTTTAGAGGTGTAGAAATAGTTAGTATGTACGAATGGGATACTGCTTTAACAGCTTTAACTCCTGCTTTATTTGTAATGCCAAACATGACAGGTGCAGGTGCGGCTAAAAATGCTAAAAACGGATGTATCTATGCAGCTAAATCTAATTTGATTATTGGTTCTAATGTATCAGACCCTGACAATCAATTAAAAATGTTTTATGATGAGGTTTCTGATAATATGTATGTTAGAGCTAACTTTACAATGGGTTACCAATATGGTTGGAACTCTTTAGTAACAGGAGCTTCTTTAATTAAATAATTATTAACCTTAAAAATAAAACAAAATGGCAATAGATTCAGGATTATTAGTAGCTTGTGGCGATATGAACGCTGTTGGTGGTATTAGACAAATTCTTTTAACAGATTTAGATAATATTGCAACTGCTGTTCCTACAACACCAAATGTTACTCACACTCTAACGGCTCTTACATCATCAAACGCTTGGGCTAGATTTGAGTTTAAAAATGAAACTGCCGCTTTAACAATAACAGGAGCAAAAGAAAATGGTAGCACTTCTTACGAATGTGCTTTATCATTTTATCTTCCAAATTTAGATGCAGTAAGAGTTTCGGCTCTTTCTAAATTAGAAACAGCTTGCCCTGTTGCTTTAGTTGAATTTAATTCAGGTAAAATGATGGTTATTGGATGGAGTTATAAGTATGCTAATAAAGGTCAAGGTTCTACACCTTGGGACAGAAATCAAACTTATGCAAATCTAACAAGCATTGAAGGCGGAAGTGGAGCTGCTTATGCAGACGATAATGGAGTTACAGTTACTTTAACTGCAAGACAATTTGAATTACCTTTACAATATGAAGGGGCAATTACAGTTGTGTCAGGAGATTTAACAGCAACTACATCTTAATAATTATAGATAAAGCGGGGAGTTATTAAAGGCTCCCTGCTTATATCTTTTTAATATGTGTGATTGTACTGAAATAAATATATTATCTTTACCATCATACCTTAAAATATATACAGATATGTCTAAATACATAGTTAAAAAAGAATACAAAGGATTAAGAAGCACAGTAGGAAGTTTTGGTTTAGTTGATTGGGATGAGGCTAGCCAAGAGTCTTTAGCTTATCTTTATGAACAAAGAGGTTTTACATCTATAATTACTAAAATATCATCTAATGAAGAAAGCAGTATCAAAAAAACAAACAAGTCAGGTAAGAAAAACGACTAAAAAAAGCAATACATTTGAGTTTGGGGTTTTTGATTTAGCTATCCCACCAAATATTACAGAGCCTAAGAACTTAAAAGATGTTAGAACTAAATGGATTCCATTTGGTAAAGACAACTTATTTCCACAATACTTAGCAGAATTAAAAAGAAAGTCATCTACTCAAAGAAGTGTATTGGCTCAAAAAACAGTTTTTACAAGCGGTGCTAAATTTGTTTGTAGAGATGAAAGTTTAGAAAAATTTATTGAAGATGTAAATGCAGACCACGAATCATTAAGGGATGTATTTAAAAAATTAGCAGATGATTATTATACATTTGGTAATGCTTATATGGAGTGTGTTAGATATGAGGGGGGAGTAAATATTTATCACATAGATGCTACAACAGTTAGAATTGCTAAGTCTAAAAAAGAAGTATATGTTAATTCTGATTGGTGTAAATACTGGAACAATGATGAAAAAATGCACAGGCTTCCTATATATCCTAGAGTAGCTCATGGAAAATTTGTAATTCACTTTAAATATTATGAACCAACATTTAATTTTTATGGTCTTCCTGATTATGTAGCAGCTTTAGAACATATAGCTGTAGATTATGAAATAGGTAAATGGAAACACACTAAGTTTTTAAATGGGTTTCAGCCTTCAGCTATCGTTGAGATAAATGGCGATATGGGAGAAGAAGAGGCTCAGAAAATGGTTAAAGAAGCACAAAAGAAATTTGTAGGAGAAGGAAATAATGGTAAAATATTATTTATAGTTAAAAATGGAGATACTGCTCCTGCTAATGTGCAGATAATAAAAGACGACCAAGATGGTAGTTGGTTAGACTTACAGCAAATTACAGACCAAAATATAATTACAGCCAATAGATGGCAGCCTTCGTTGTCAGGTATTGTATCAAGTGGAAAAATGAATAACACAGGTAGTGAAATTAGAATAGCTTACGACTTGGTAATGACTACTGTAATTAGAGATACTTCAGAATTACTATTAAACGGAATGAGAACAGTTCTTTTTAATGAAATGGGTTATGACCCTAAAGACTTAACAATACATTATGAACCGCCAATTTCTTATGCAAACGATATTGACATTAGAGAAGTTCTTACAATAAATGAACAAAGAAGATTAATTGACGAAGAGCTGCCTATGCTTGAAGATGGAGATATGTTTGTAGCTGATAGGGAGATTATTGTTACAGAAAAAGATAATGATGGAGATGGTAAGGTTGATGAATCAAAAGAAATAACAGTAGAACAATAAAATGGGAAATACTAGACAATATAAAACTTTAGTAACAGCAGGAGAAGTTATAAATAATACTTTTACTAATAAGAATACTGACCCCGTATTAGTTTCTAATAACACCATTGTTCTTTCAGAATTAGCTCATATTAGACCATTACTTGGAGATAAATTTTATGCTGAATTAAAACTACAAAACAATACAGACGCTTTGAGTGTTAATAATCAAATATTAATGG